ATATACAGATCCAGATGTTCTAGTAGACTCTGTAACTCCTGTATGTGCAGAAGTTGAGAGTGCTCTTAATACCTATCATGATATTGTTGATACTATTCTAACAGAAGGAAAAGGACTTGTAGAGAAAACATCTATCAATCCTAATAAGCAAGGTAACTGGACTTCTACTTTAACATACTCTAATTACAATATTTTACCTGATCCTTTATTACCAGCACAAGAATGCTCTACTGTTATTTCTGCATTAGATGCATTATATGACAACTTAGAAGATTCTATCAAAGAAGAGTCAGTGACTAAAACTCTTCCAGATTTTGTTGATGGTGAGACTAAAGAATTTGAATTGTATTGGGATGATAATACAGAGGTCAATACAGAGGAAGATGAACATTTATTCTTGAGTCTCAACGCTGTATTACAGAGACCTAAGTTTACTGAAGGTTATCCATTACAAGATTCTTATTTCATAGACAGAACTGTAATTCCTAATGTCATCAAATTTGATGTAGCTCCTATTTGGGATCAAGATCTTGGAGCTAAAACTATTAACGAACCAACTGCTGTAGAAAAAATTGTTGGTATTGGAGTTGGTAATTATAAGAGACTAACCATTGATCCTAATCTAGTGGATGATTCTAGAACAGGTCCTTTCTTGATTTTAGATGTTGAGGATTACACAGTACAAAACATTGAATCAAATACTACATTATACGTTTTCATTGATGGAATCCTTCAAAAAGAAACACTTAACTACGATGTATCAGGTCCTAACATCTTCTTCAAGAGACCAATCTTGAAAGAGATGAACGTTGATATACGTTATCTTTATGGTAGAGACGTTGGACAAGTTCTAAACATTTTTGATTTTGCACCTGACGCATTCTTCTCTACAGGAAGACTTGTAATTGACTCAAGCTCAACATATTGGGACTCATTTGAGACTTATTCTTGGATGGGAGATAAGATTGGTAGTGGTATTCACTGTTGGCAAGTAAAACCTGATGGAACTTATAATAAAATTGGTAAGGTAGGTAATTTACTTCGTACTGCATCAACTGTAGAATTTGATATTTTAAAATCTCAAAACGGTGTTGTTCTAGACAATACAGATATTGTATTTGCTGTAGAAGGATATTATGATAGAAATACTGTTTTACAAGCTTCTCAATATACAGGTGCTACATTAACTCTCCGCAAGGATGAGATGGGTAGAAAACTTTTAAGAGATGAGAATGGACTATGGTCTGGAACTATTCTTGGTAAGACATATAAGAGTCCTTTCTTGAGTATATCAAATGGTGATCTAATTCGTGTAGAAGGAGAAGATACTTTTAGAAAGATTAAACGTCTTCCTAGTGAAACTACAAGTAAAGACAATAGAGATGGTGAGCAGTTATCTGATGATATTTTTGCTGCTGTTTCTGTAGAACCATATAATGGTATTACCAGAGGTGAAGGTCTTTCTATTATTGCAACTGTTGAGGGTGGTTCAGTTACAAAACTAACATGGAATCAGCGTAGCTATGATCCTCTTACACAACCAACTGCATATCAATACTTTACACCACCTGTTATTGAATTTATTCCTCAAGATGGAACTGGTGGTGGAGCTAGAGCAGAAGTTATTGTTAGCAAAGGTCAAGTTCTCAGTGTAGATCTGATTGATGGTGGTTCTGGATATACTAAAGCACCAAAAGTTATTGTTGCTAGAAGATTTGATATTCTATCTGAAAGAGAGATTGGTATTTCTCTAATCAATTTAAACATTGTCAACCAGATATCTGGTTTTGGCATGACAGGATCAAGTGTAATTACAGAGATCAGTGATGCTGGAATTGCAGGTATTGGAACTATTGGTACTATTTTAGTTACCAGTCCAAATGATATTGATCGTGTAATTGAGGCAGAAATTCAAACTGGTGTACCTAATGTAATTGCTGGTTCTTCTGATGGCACTATGCCAGTTGATGATGCGTCACAACCTCCAAATGAAGGTGCTAAGATTATATACATTGAACCAGAACCAGTTGATATTGAAGCTGGTGGTGGTGCATTAAATCTTCAAGACAACGTAACTATTGTTTCTGCAGAGATTCAAGATATTGTTACTGTCAACTCTATTAGTAATGTAAGTAAGGTAATTACAACAACAGTTGAGAACCTTATTCCTAATGATGCTCTATCTAATGTCAACTACTTTGAGAATGCTGCATACTTGGATCTTGATTTTGATATCAATGATACTATAGCTTATATTCCAGATACTACTAAGTTTGCTCCTATTGGATTGTTGATGATAGGTGATGAAATAGTCAAGTATCATAGAAAACTATCTGATAGATTCCTTAATATCATTAGAGGAAGACAAGGTACAACTCCTCAGTTCTGGGCTGCTGGAACATATCTAAGACAGATTGAAGAGGTAACTGTAGTATCTGCTGCTGTTGTTACTGTTCAGTCTGAAAGCGATGTCAAGATGGTGAGTGCATCTGTATCAACAGGTGAAGATGGTATTGAAAGACAAAGACAGATTCAAATTAAGTCTCCTCCAGAATTCTCTGTCTCAAGAGATGCACTAGAGGTTGTAATTACTCCTCCACCTGGCGGTGTAATTGATGGATATGAAGAAACTGCATTCTTAGTTGATCCTACAGCTATTAGAGCAGGAAATACTACAGGAGGACATGATGGTTCAGTTGATCTAATTGATGTCGCTGATAGATACTTTGTAACTAAACGAGATACAACAGAGATTCAGATTACAAACTCAATCTTTGGTGTTGCTGCAGAATACATTGGTAACTATACTACCACAAACGCTGGTCATAGAATCAAGCACTTTGATGGTATATTTGATGATGGTGCAGCAAACGTCTCTGGTATGACAATTTTAGAAGTGTCTACTTATTATTCCGCACTTACTATTAGAGACTTTACTGATAGGGCGGAGTCAAGTTATACACTAGCTGGTCCTGTGCTTAACCTAGTACCACCGTCAATCCAAAATCCTGTTGCAATTAGTTCTTCCTCGTCACTAACAGGAACAATTAATGTACAAGATACAACTTATTTCCCTGATGCGGGATATCTATTTACTAATCATGGTGGTATTATTGAGTATCAATCAAAGTCATCAACATCATTTGGTGGATGTACTTTGTTTAGAGGTTCAAGTACAATGACCAGTGGTACTGAGATGATTCCGTTTGCAATTGACTAAATAAACGTATATAAATAACTCAGGCACAACTTATAACGTCGGAACAGAAAAACAATGGCTGCTATTATCTCTGATAAGTTTCGTATATTTAACGCGAAGCAATTTCTAGAATCACTCACTGAAGGTCTTAGTGATACCAGTGCAGAACGTTCTAGAATGTACTTCTTTGTGGGTAGACCACAACCATGGAAGGCATACTTAGAAATTCATACTAAGAATGGAACAGCGTTTGCTGTTGGAAATGAAGTTTACGTTGGAACGTATGGTTCCACCACTTTCCGTGCGACAGTTGCTGCAGTTTATGATAGTGCCCTTCTTTTGACCGACGTTTTTGGCAGCGCAGGAGTTAATTCCGCACCAGCTCTTAATACTCCTCTTAAAGGTAGAACTGGCGGTGCAGGTGGTTCCGACACTGGTGCTGAAGCAGTTTCTGGCGTTTATCGTTATGCTACTGAGGACGTTCCTCCTCTACCTCTTGATAATCAGAGAGAAAAAAGAAATCTTTATGACGAACTAATTGCTGCCAAGCGTATTACTGACGCTTTTGCAAGAACAGTTATTCGTCGTTATAATTGGGACACTGTTACCAATCCTAAGTTTGACATGTGGAAACCTGACTACTCTGCTACACCTGGTGGCGGTGGTCAAATTGGTAAAACCACTGCGACAGGTCAAACTAGTATTGCTGACGCTAAGTTCTACGTAATGAACTCAACTTACGAAGTATTCAAATGCCTCTATAATGGAGAGGATCCATCCAATACTACTGGACAAGACGCAACAGAAGAACCATCTACAGGAGGCAATAACTACTCTACTTCCACAGGTCTTTATACTGAGACAACTGGTGCTAAGTACATCTGGAAGTACATGTATACTATTCCTACTGATGATGTTCTTAAGTTCCTTTCATCAGACTTTATGCCAATTGTTCTTCCTGCTAACGCATCTAGAACTGGAGTAGTTGGACAAGCAGTTGATGGAGCAGCAGACGTTGTTGTTATTGAAAATGCTGGATCAGGTCTTCCTGCATCACAAACTCTATACACTGGAATAAAAGGTGATGGAACTGGTGGTATCGTTCAATTTGTTACAAATGGTTCTGGTACAATCACATCTGCTCAGATTCAAGCTCGTGGATCAGGTTATACATATGCCAATGTTCTTCTAACCAATGGCAACCTATTCTCTGACGCTGGTCTATCCAGTGCAGTTGCAACTGGAGCATCTGCTCTTGGAGCTCTTGAAGTTATTCTTCCACCCGAAGGTGGTCATGGTTCTGATCATGAGACAGAATTAAATGGTAAGCGTGTTATGACTAACATTCGTCTTACATATTCTGAAGGTTCTGGAGATTTCCCTGTAGATAACGACTTCCGTCGTATTGGTATCATTGCTGATCCATTTGATTGGGGAACTACAACCTTCTCTACTGCTGACACACTTTCTGGTTTAAAAGCAATTAAAATTACTGGTGCTACTGCAGACTTTACAGTTGATGAAAAAATTCAACAGACTGTAGCTGGTGGTACTGCATATGGTACAGTTGTATCATGGACATTAGATAGTGGTTCTACAACTGCTGGTGTTCTTAAGTATATCCAAACTACAGATGCACACACAGACAATGGTGTGGTAAGACCTTTCGCATCTAATGGTTCTAATGCAATTACTGGTGAACTTTCTACTGCATCTGGTAACGTAGACACAGGTTATGGTTCTTCATTGTTAGGTGTCACTTTTGCAAGTGGTTTAGCAGCACCTGAAATTGAAAATAATTCTGGTGATGTCATCTATGTTGAGAACAGAAGACTAATCACTCGTGCACCTGACCAGATTGAAGATATCAAGTTAGTCATTGAATTCTAGAAACTACGCTAAATACTAAAGACTAGATACTTAGTATTTTGGCGAAGTAAGATGCCTCAGAAGACAAACCTAAATGTAAATCCTTATTATGAGGACTTTGACGCGAGTAAGAATTTCTATAAGATTCTATTCCGTCCTGGCTACTCTATTCAAAGTAGGGAATTAACGCAAGTACAATCCATCCTCCAGAACCAGATTGAGAGTTTTGGAAAATATGCATTCAAGCAAGGAGAGCTTGTAATTCCTGGTGAAGTAGGTCTTAATACAAAATTAGATTACGTTAAATTATCATCTGTTTCTGAGGTTGCTGTCTCGGAAGGAGATGATATTGTTTATAAGAAATATGATATAAGTCAATTAATAGGTCAACAATTACAAGGTCTTACTTCTGGTGTCATAGCAACTATTCTATCAACAAAGTTAGCAACTGAGTCTTCTGCTGATACTTTGTTTGTTAGTTATATTAATAGTGGTAATTCTAATACTGAGTCTACTTTTAGACAAGGTGAGACTCTAGAAGTAATTGATGGCGTCAATACTCCTTTACTAGTTGTAGGTACAGATGGTAGTGTTCTACCAACTAGTATTCAAATTACAAATCCTGACACAGGAGATGTATCATCTCTAGAAAGTCCTGCTATGGGATTTGGTTCTGCTGTAAAGGTAGAAGAAGGTATCTATTTTGTTAATGGTTATTTCGTTCGTAACGATGAAGCTCTTTTAGTTATTGATGAATACTATGATAAACCATCAGCAAAAGTTGGTTTTACAATTAAAGAAGAAATTATAACACCTGAGGCAGATGCTAGTTTATATGATAATTCAATTGGTTCTGCAAACTATACTGCGCCTGGCTCACATAGATTAAAAATTAGTTTAGAGTTAAAAGAGTTTGCTCTTAATGCAATCACTGATAAGAATTTTATCCAATTATTGACTATCTCTAGAGGACAAATACAGAGTAAAGTATCTTCTACAGATTTTAGCGTTCTTGAGCAAACTTTAGCACGTAGAACATTTGATGAGAGTGGAGACTATGTTGTAGATAATTTTGCTGTTGATATTAGAGAGTATGCTCAGAAAGATGGCAATAAAGGAATCTATGCTGTAGATGAATTTGGTTTATACAATGGTAAGAGTTCTAACGAAGCTGCTAGAAAAATGGTTGCAAGTATAGGACCTGGTAAGGCATATATTAAAGGTTATGAGATTGTCAATAAAGAAACAAAATATCTTGACATTAATAAAGCAAGAGAAAGTCTCTCTAGTGATAATGTAACCCTCAAGAGTAAAGGTTTACCAACATTCAATGTTACTAATGTATTTGGTAGCGTTCCTTTAAACAAAGAAGGGTCTGAGTTAACTGCATATCCAGATGTATTTTTATATTCTACATTTAATGATGGATCTGTTGGTTTAAATGGTACAGAATTACCTACTGATCATAGACAAACTATTGATAGAAGAGGTTTAAGTTTTGGAGTAAATGATGGTATAAAAACTATCACACTTCAAATTACAAACGTTACTAAACCAATTAGTTCTGTTACAGATTCTACATTCCAGACTGAGTTTGGAACTTTATATTTTATTAAGACAAGAGCTGATGGTGGAGCAGCAACTGACACTGGTTCTTTCAAGACTCTATCTTTTGCTCTTACAAATAAACCACTTGTAAATTCATCTGAGTCTGTTCAGTTTTTAGAACTTACTATCTTCGGTCCTAAGAATGAATTAGAATTACTATTAACAGAATATGATTCTTCTGATCCTGGCTACTATAGAAAGATTTTCTTAACTGAAGCTGATGCTAATACTGATACAAATGAGTTTGGATGGATTGTAGATTATTCTGCTACATTTACACCTATCATTGGTAAAACTAAACCAAGCAACTTCTTCTTAAAGAGTAGAGGTTCTGGTTTTAATTCTGATTCTGATGTTGTTTTATCTAAAGGAAGATTAGCTGACGGAACATCTTCATATAATAGTACATTTGGATATTCTTATTTTGATCCTCAGTTCTTTACTAAAATAACTTTAGAAAACACTCCTACTGGAACTAACGCATTTGATGATGGTAAGTATGTATTTGGTTCACAGAGTGGTGCATATGGTGTTGTAGAAGGTAATGGTACAGGTGTTTATAGTACAGGTGTACTATTATTTGTAAAAACTCTATCTGGTAGGTTCTTACCTGGCGAGACAATTAGAGATGAAGCAGGAAATACTGTAAGAATTGCAAAAGAAAATACTATATCTCATTTTGTTGCTCAAGCAAGAGGACTTGGTTATGCAGATGGTGCTACATTATTAATTAATGGATTAGAATTTGATGCATCTAAAATTGAAGTTAAGAGAACTAATGGTGGTTCAATCTACGGTGCTGTTATTTCAAACAGACGTGCTGTAGATGTAGAATATGCACAACCACCAGCTGTTACTGTAAAAAATCCTGATGGTGCTGCTACACCAAACGCTGTAGCAAATGTAGTTCCTGTATTGTTTAGAAATACTGTAACCACATACACTCCACAGAATGTCAAGTCTATTGGTTGTTCTTATGGATCTGGAAATGCAAATAATTTTTCTGCAGACGTTGTAGTAAACAGTCAAGTAGACGCAGAAATTAAATCTGTAACTAGCTTTACTTTCTTTGGTACTAAAGGAAATACTTTTGTAGAATCTACAAGTTTTAGTGCAGATGCTTCCATATTATTACAGCAAGGAGATCTTATACAATTCTCTGATGATAGTAATAATTTAGTTCGTGGTATTGTACAATATGCAACAAAACAAGAAGGATCATCTAAGTCTAGAATCTATCTAGACACTGCACTTCCTGGCGATGTAACTAATACTAGTATTGTACGTTTACGTCCCAAGGTAGAGAATACTAACTCTGGTACTTTATTGTATTCAACTGGAAGTAAACAGGTATCAAAAATTTCAGCTGGTGGAGACGATACTAAGATCAAGTATTACTTCCGTAGAGATTTTGTAACTACTGCATCTTCTGGTGGTGGTACAATTACATTTGCTGCACAGTTACCATTTGGTACACAAAGATTTGCTGCGTTTACTGAAAGTAATTTTGTTATCACTGTTCTTGATAAAGGTGATGCTACTAATATTGTTAAGGGTGATATCATATATGTTGAGAATGATGCTGTTGAAATTTCATCATCTACAGATACTGGTAGTGGTCTAACTTCTGGTAGTATTAGTCTTAACTTACCAAGTAATTATTTTGGAACTATTCCTTCCAATGGAACATATCCAAAACTTAAGTTGACTGCAACTCTAGAAGTTTCTAATGCAAAACCAAGACTTAAGACTGTTGTAAGAAATAAAAGAATCGTTGTTGCATCCGCTGGTGATCGTAATGTTCCATTTAGAGGACAAGACTATGACACAGAAGTTGTAGAAACTTTATCATACTCTGATGCGTTTAAATTAAGGTATGTTTATGAAGGAACTTCTTCTCAACCACCTTCTGCAGATACAGCTGGTAATCTAGTTTCTGGTACTAATGTAACTAATAGATATACATTTGATAATGGACAAAGAGATACATTATATGACGTTTCTCGTATTGTTCTAAAACCAGGTTTTGAAGCAGCTGAAGGTCAACTTCTAATTGCTTTTGACTACTTTGAGCATTCACAAGGTGATTTTGTTACTATTGATAGTTACATTCATGAAGCAGGTGTTCCTGAGGATGAAATTCCATCTTTTAATTCCTCTGTACTTGGAAACATAGAACTTAAGAATGTAATTGACTTCAGACCTAAGGTTGATTCCAATGCAATTATTCCTGGCTTTTTAGATAAGTCATCGTTGGAGGTTACAGAAGGATCATTCTCAGGTCCTGGCGCTGTATTGGCAAGCACTCCTGCTCCTGACCTTGGTATTGAATACACATTCTCATTCAGTCAAGTTCAATATCTAGATCGTATTGATGGTATATTCTTAGATAAGAAAGGACAATTTATAGTTAAAGAAGGTAACTCATCTCTTAACCCAACTAAACCAGATCCTATTGATGATGCTGTACCATTGTTCTATGCATATATTCCTGCATTTACCAAGACAAGTAAGGATGTAAGAATTACTCCTGTAGATAATCGTCGTTATACAATGCGTGACATTGGTAAGCTAGAAAAACGTATTGAAAGATTAGAATATTATACAACACTTAGCATACTAGAACAGCAAGCACTTAACATGCAAGTTAAGGATGAGATTGGTCTAGACAGATTTAAGTCTGGTTTCTTCGTTGATAATTTTGAAGCACATAAAGTAGGTAATTTACAATCTCTTGATTATAAATGTGCAGTGGACAGTCAACAAAGTGTGCTACGTCCACAATCAAAAGAAGATTCTATATCTCTTACAGAAGTTAATGTCAGAGAAGATCAAAGATCAGTTTCTGGTTATCAAAAATCTGGAGATATGGTAACGTTACCATACTCACCATTATCGTTGTTAGGTAATGAATTTGCATCTAAAACATTAAATCCAAATCCCTTCGTTGTATTACAATATGTTGGTGATGGTGAAGTATCTCCATCTGTTGATCATTGGTATGATCAGAGCGAAGAACCATTAGTTGTAGATACAAATACTGATCTATTCACAATCTTCTTAGCAAAAGATAATGTAAAAGAAAGTTTCTCTAGTCTATTCAATTCATTTGTTGTTAACTGGGTGGGAACATCTACTTCATTTACTGCTATCAATTCATTGGGTGAAGTTAATACACAACAAGCTGTCACATCTGTTGCTAATGCATCTGTAGCAAGTACATCCAATATCAGTCCTCAAAATAATGAGGTAGGAAAAGGTGTTCAGACTAAGACAGTTGGTGAAAGTTTAGTATCTACTTCATTATCATTCTTTGCAAGAAGTGTTCCTGTAAAATATGTTATCAGAAGAATGAAACCTAATACAAGAATCTATGCATTCTTGGAGGGTAGAGATGTATCACGTTGGGTTAATCCTGATTTAAGATTTACTGGTATTGCTGGCAACTCTTTATCTTCTTTCAATGGAGATATTATTACAGATGAATATGGTAATGCTAGTGGTATTATCTTAGTTCCTGCTGGATTCCCACCATTAGAGAATAGCTCATGGACAGGTGATATCAATACTGTTTCTTATGATACATCAGCAGAAGAAATTAATATTACATCTGGTGTCTTGACATTTAGATTTACTTCTAGCTCAACTAATCTAGAAAAAGAAGTTGTTGATAGTTATGCAGAGGTCAAGTACTATGCTACAGGTATTCTTCCAGAAAATCCAGCAAGTATTGTTTCTACAAAACCATCTTACTTTAAATCTAATGAAGGTGTACAGTTAATAGAAAGCAACACTGATAATCCTGTAAGACCTAATCCTCTTGCACAAACATTTAAAGTAGAAAATCTAGATGGTGGATGTTTTGTAACTGGAGCTGATCTTTACTTTAATAAGAAGAGCACAAACATTCCAATCAAGACTTATATTACAAACGTAGATTCTGAGAAACCAGGTAAAAATATTGTTCCTGGTTCAGAAAAAACTTTATCTCCAAATACTTTCCTTAAATGTGCTGCTAGTGGAAACATGTCAGTTCTACAAGGTGAAAATGTTACTGGTTCATCTTCTTCTGCCTCAGGTCCTATTCTTAAAATATTTGATAAAAATAATGTAGAATTAGTTGCAACTGCATCTGGAAGATATAGTCTTACAAATGAACAGTGTTATACAGTTGTTCTTGGTAATCATAATGGTAAATCTTTTGTACAAAATGAAGATCTAATTATCCCATCTGTAACTCTAGCTAATGCAACAGATGGCACTACCTTCGTTCTATCAATTGTCAAAGATAGTGGTAAGTTATCTGATATTAGAGTTACAAATCCTGGTCAAAATTATGACAGTGCAATTCTAACAATAGAAAGTCCACAATTACCTGGCGGATCTACTGCAACTGCTACTATCAGTGTATCAGGTGGTAAGATTTATAATACAGAAATTTCTTTAGCTGGTATTGGATATACAGAAGCACCATCTGTTGTTGTTAAAGGTGTTGGAAGTGGTGCTGGTGGATGTGAAATACAAACCTTCTTGGATATTGATACTCCAGCAGTTAGAATGGGTGTGGCAATTGATGCTGGTGAAGCAACTAATTCAACTACACCTACACACTTTGCATTTGATTATCCTGTATATCTACAGAATGATACTGAATATGCTTTGGTTGTAGAAACTGATTCTACTGACTACGAGCTTTGGGTTTCTAGACTTGGTGAAACTGATATTGCTACAAGTACGGTCATTACCACTCAACCAGGTTTAGGTTCGGTTTACCGATCACAAAACACTGAGAGTTGGACAGAGGATATATTTGAAGATCTTAAGTTTACTCTTTATAGAGCAGAATTTAGTATTGATAGACCAGCAGAACTATTACTTAAAAACGATAGTCTTGGATATGAATTACTTGAGGAAGATCCACTTGAAACAAATGCTAGTTCTGGTTCTAATGCTTCATCAACATTATTTAAAAATAACAACTCTATTGTCAAGGTTAATCATAGAGATAACGGATTTGAAGATAGTGGTAAATCTTATGTCTTCTATAGAACTATACAAGAAATTGGTGGTATTACATCATCTACTTTGAATAGTAATTTGTTCCAAGTTACTAACTCTGGTATTGACATGTATAACATTCAATCACCTTCTCAAGCAGCTGCTAACGCTGTTGGTGGTGGAGAATTTGCATATGCATCATTTAACAGAAAGTTTGAAACTTTATATCCACAAATTCACTATCTAACATTTACTGGAACTGCATTAGATGTTAGTGTTAAGACTACAAACATTATTCCTGTAGATTCTACCACTACAAATTATACTTCATATTCACAATCAGAATATGAGAAAACATTCTTGAATGAACCACATTACTTCACTAATCAAAAAGTTGTAGCTTCTGAGATCAATGAGACACTTAACAACCTAAGTCAATCTTTAACATATAAGATGTCTCTTACATCTACTTCGTCTCATTTGAGTCCAATAATAGACTTATCAAGTGCTACTGTAAAAACAGTAAGTAATAGAATTGAAAATGCTTCAGGTCCTGAAGATAGGTTTGGTAGAAGAGATCAAATTATTGAGTTCTTCCCTGTATACAGATTTGATCTTGCAGGAAATGGTGGAACTGAGATTCAAGAAGATCAAACAATTCAAGGTGCTACATCTAAAACTCTTGGAACTATAGCAAGGGTAGACGGATCTACTGTATATGTAAGAGTTAAAACTTCTCAATTCTTCCAAAAAGGAGAGACAGTTACCTTATCTAATCAAACAAGCTTGACTTCAGTCACTGTAGATTCTAATCCATCACAAGTTTTATTCTCTATTGAAGAAGCTGCTACTATTGTAGCTCGTAATCCAAATGTATTGACTCAAACTTATGATAATAAGATTACTGGTAGAGTAGTAGTTTGGAATAGTCTAACTCAAGAATTGACTTTAAGAAATGACATTCAACCAATTAATGATAATTACACAGATAGATTAATTGATAGCACTGTTTATAACAGAAATGCTGATATTAGTTTACAAATTGCTGACATCTTCCGTGTAGGAGATTTTGTTAAGTATCCTAATCAACAAGAGTCAGAGAATGCATATCTAGAGGTTGGAAAGATATCTTATGCAAGTGGTATTGACTTTGTAGAAGAGAACACTTCTAAGAATAGTTCTTCTGTTGCTAAGTATGTTACCAAAGAAATTGTTATCAATAACCCAGCTACATCTATTAATGTACATCTAATGGCAAATGTTAAAGACATTGCAAACATTGAAATTTTGTTCAAGTTTAAGAAAGCATCTAGTCAAGAGAACTTTGAAGATATTGATTGGGTATACTTTAATGATAATGGACAACCAGATGTACTTGAAATTGCTACTAGTGAAAACAGTATTTCTAGTGTTGTTGAGAAACAATCTTCATATCAAGATTTAAAATATAGTGTATCTAATTTAGAAGAGTTCTCTTCTTTTGCAGTGAAAATTGTGATGCGTGGAGTAGATCCAGCATTCGTTCCTAAGATTCAAGATATAAGAGCTGTAGCATCTTTCTAATTTCCGCATATGGATTATATTAAAGTAAGTGGACATGATGGTCTTGTAAGAGATCAAAACACTGGTGCCATCATCAATTTGGACGATTCTGCTATTGAAGCAAGACGTAAATCAAAACACCTAGGTTCCGCGTTGGATGACATAAATATGTTGAAGAATGAAATCTCTGAGATTAAATCACTACTTAAAGAGTTAGTCAAAAATGCCAGCAATTAATGTCGCAAAGACCGATACCTTTGAATCGCAAAGGGTAAAAATTAATCAAATTGCGTCAGCAATTTTCAACGTCACAGCAGGTGGTAGTGATCTATCTACTGGTATCTTAAAATTAGGTGATGGAACGAAACCATTACCGTCATTAGCTTTCAATAATGAACCTTCTCTAGGTTTTTATAGACCAGCTTCAAAGACTATTGCATTTGTTTCGGGAAGTAAAAATATTTTAGATGTTGAGGAAACTCAATTAACTTTATACAAAGACGAGATTGTAAGAAAAAGATCTATTCCACTTAGTGGAGGAATTAATCTTACTCGTGGTTCTGGATATGAATTTGGAACATATCCTCTCGTTCCTTTAAATGGTGGATCTGGTTCTAACGGTGTAGGTACATTTTTTGTAGATTATTTTAGAGGAACAGCTGGCACTGGTTCTGGATATGCTGCAGGAACCTTTACAGGTGTACCTTTACAAGGTGGTAGTGGATCTGATGCAGCAGTAGATTTTACTGTTACTGGATTAGAAGTTGCACTAACTGACGCTGGTACAAATTATGTTGATGGTTTCTATTCTGGTGTAGCTGCTACTAACGTTAGTGGATCTGGTAATGGATCTGGTGCTACTCTGATTGTTGAGATTACAGCTAGTTCGGTTACTAACATTTCTGTTTTAAGCAATGGTAACAACCAGTATGAAGCTGGAGATGTTCTAACAGTTGCTGATGCTCTACTTGGTGGTGGAGGTGGTAGTGGTCTTGAAGTTACTGTCAATGCAAATGCAGGTGTCTTGAGTTTTGATGCGATTACTAAGGCAGCAGGATACACCGCAGGGAATGTTTTAACACTGCCAGGATCAGCAGTAGCAAGTAATGTCAATATTGGTGGTACACATATTTCTAATGGATGTTCTTTAACTTCTGGTAGCACAACAGTTACTTTGGGTGCATCTACTAACGAAGTTATACCTGGCATGGTTCTAGCAGTAGACCAAGGTGGATCTGTGGGAGGATTTCCTGGTGGATCTACTGTCACTGTTGTTAGTATTACAAATGGAACTACTATAGAAGTAGACGTTGCTGCAAACGCTACAGGAGCAGCTGACATTACATTTGCTAGTACTGCACCAACTATTGTTACAATTCCTGGTGGAACAGCAAACTTAGTTGTCGGACAGGTTCTTTCTGGATCAAATACCACTGTTGCAGACGGACTTGAGATTATTAATATTGTTGATGCTAACGATATTGAACTTGATGGTCCTGCAACAGCTCCTTTTTATCAAGCAAATTTAACCTTCACACCTAAGTGGGGTGTTGGAACATCAGCATTTACATATACAATTGATGTTGTTGGAGCAGTAGAAACTTTAACAATTACAGACGGCGGTACAGGATATGTTGTTGGTGATGAATTAACTGTTGCATCAACTGATCTTATCAACCCTATTGAATATTCAGTTAAGTCTGAAGCTGTACAACATTTAACATTTACAGGAACAGTTGCATCTTCTGTCTTTACTGTTGGCGATGAATGGGAAATTGATGGTGGTGGAGAAGGTGGTGCAGCTTTTGCAGTAGGATTTGTTAAATCTACTGGTGGTAATGTTGATTATGTTTTATTACTTGGAGCATCTTTTTCTGATGGAGATGCTATTAGAAAAGTTGGAACTACCACAACATACACTATTAACGTTGCTAGATCACCAGAAGGAAAGTTTTATATATCTCCTGCAGTAGGTAGTTATACTTACGCACCAGATCTTACATTCTATGTTGGAGAGAGGTATAGATTTAATCTTGATGCTTCAATGACTAGTCATGAGATTAAATTTAGTAAATATCCAGATGGAAAATGGCAAGAGGTAGGTCCTATAGCTACAACAGTTACTGCTGCTAATGATACTATTAATGTAACAAGCACTGCTAGTATTTCAGTTGGAATGTCAGTAGAAGAGACAGGAAATGATCCTGGTCAATTGGCAGAAGGAACATTAGTAACAGAAATTATAAATGCAACTCAAGTTCGTGTATCACCAGCTCCAACCACAACTGGTACTATTAGTATTAAATTTAACGGAACAGAATATACAGATGGTATTACTGTAACCTCAACATATGTTGAGATAAAGGTTACAGATACTACACCATCAACCCTCTATTATTATTGTGAAAACCACCCTAATATGGGAGGCGAAGATGGTGATGAAGCAGTTGTTACAGTTGATCCAACTAATCCACGAGTATTTGGTAGTGGATTTGTAGCAGAACTTACAGACGTTACAGTTGCAGACGTAATTAAACTTGATATTGAAACTGGAAAGATTACATGTCTTGATATTCAATCACCAGCAGCACAATTCACTAATGCTAACGTAACAACCACTTTATCTGCTCCTAGCATTTCTGGTAATGCAATTTCATTGTCTACCATAACAGCATCAGCTGCTTTGGACATCAATGCAGGAACGAGTATCAATTTGGCTGGTGACGTAGCACTTGGAGCATATGCTACTGTTGCCAATGCCAGTGGTAATATTACAACTACTGGTGAAGTCAAAACAACCACTCTCTTTAATTCAAATGATGCATTGAAGATTGAAGATGCAAATATTGAATCTATTAATAACTATGATTTAGAAATGACACCTTTTGCAGGAAGACTTGCAAAGGTAAACACAAATACTGCATTTGTAATTCCAGTTGGTACTTCTGCTGAAAGACCTACTGGTTTGGCAGCAGATGGATCTATTAGATTTAACAGTGATACAAATCAATATGAAGGATATAGTACTACTTCATCATCTTGGTCATCTCTAGGTGGTGTTCGTGATTTAGATGGTAACACATACATTCTAGCTGAATTAACTGTAGGTGCTAACGACAACACACTACACTTTGTTAATGACAGCACTGTCACTCAAAGATTTACTCCTAGCTGGCATGAGTATGTAAATGTTAAAAAAGTTAGGTCTGTAAACATAACTGCTCCAACATACTCAGAATTCATTGCAAACCAACCTGTTAATGAAGGAGATTATAT